TGGGGTTATTAATAAACTGATGAGATTGGAGTGATTTATGTTTATAGAAGAAAATTCAAAACCAAGTGAAAAGTTAAAGGCTTGGTATCTGTTCACAGATGATTTTATTGCTGGAACAGCACATTTAACAAATACACATATTGGTTGTTATATTCGATTATTGTGTTGGAATTGGAACAAGAGGTGTCAAGGTATACCAAACAATGCCACTACATATCATCGTATAGCAATGTGTGTCACAGAAGCAGAAAAATTAGCTTGTGATGAGGTAATAAAAGAGTTTTTTGTTGAGGTAAATAATATTTATCAAAATGAAAGACAATTACAGGAATATCTTTACATTACAAATAGAAGGGAAGCGTCAAGGCAAAATGGAAAGCTAGGTGGTAGACCAAAAAAACCTAGCCAAAACCCCCCTACCCCTACCCCTACCACTACCATTACACGTTCTATAAAAGACCAAATGATTGAAAAGGTTCTTTCTAAAAATAAATCAAATCTTGGTCAAAATATGATGTTGTTCCATGATTTTTGGAAAAATATCAAATATAAAGTTAGTAAAGGTAAAGCTGAAAAAAAATATTCTTTATTAAATAAAGAATGGAAAAATAAACCAACTGAACTTTGTGAACTGTATAATAAATATTATGATTCTGTTACAGATAAACAATATGTCAAACACCCCGCATATTGGTTATCAGATAAAAAATATTTAGATGAAATACCATCGAACAATACAGAAAAGGTTGATATGTATGATTTGAGGTTAAAAGGTTTCAAAGAATGTATAGATAAAAAGATAACAAAACCTTTTATTGTTACATCTGCAAGACAAAACCCAAGCGATGTTTTAAGAGCCATAAAAGAAGGTCAGTTCACAAAAAAAGAAGCAGAACTTTATTTAGACATGAAGGGTTGGGTTTAATTTTGTTAAAAGAAAGAAAATGGAAATATCAAAAATTACGATTTCCCGAATATAAAAAACATATGCTTGGTGATGCTTTGAAATGTAATAAATGTAATTCTGCTGTAGTATGGATTTTTAATCATGGAGAATATAATTATACAAGACAAAATAACAGAATAAAAAATGTTAATGGTAAAGACTACAAAATTTGTTTATGCAAGGATAAAAAAGATGTTTAAGGCAATAGCATTAATTTGTTCAGCTTGGATAGCAAACGGAGAAGCCAAACAAGCCTGTTTTACTCATATGTTTAATTGGAAGTTTGAAACAAAAAAAGAATGTCAAATGCGATTAATATATTATCGTGCTAAAGAAGTCCCGCCATATCACAATATTGTTATGGGCGAATGTATAGAAGTAAATAAATTATGACATACGATAATGGATTGACAAAAGAACAACAAGCCGAGGTAGATGCTAAATATGAAGAACTTATGGCAAATCTTAAAATTAAAAACCCTAATGCTTATAATTCAATAATAAAACACATAGACGAAATAAATCGTTATAGTGCTACATGGAAAAAAAGCGAACAAAAAAAATTGTTAGCTACAAATAAAAAGTTTTTTAATGAGCAGATAGAAATGTTATTTTAGGGGGTACTAACATACCCGAACACTTGTTTACACCCCCTAGAAACCGCTTAAATCAAGATTTAAAGCTAGGTTTTTAATAAAAAAGTAGATTTTTATGTAAATACTAGATAAATTCTAATTACCTACACTTAGGGTTAAAAGGACATGGCAAGACCAAAGAAATATCATATTGATACAAAACAATTACAAAAATTAGCGAAGTTTGGCTGTACTAATAAAGAAATGGCAGACTTTTTTGGTTGTTCAGCAGACCTTTTAGAAAAGAGTTATTCGGAATATCTAACAAAAGGTAGAGCAGAACAGAAAATGAGATTAAGACAACTTCAATGGAAGTCAGCAGAAAAAGGTAATGTATCGATGCTTATATTCTTAGGTAAAAACATATTAGGTCAGCAAGATAGATTAGAAGAAAACCAATTAGAAGAACCCTTAACATGGTCTAATGATTAAAAGAAATTACAAAAAAGAATATGGGAATTATCATTCAAAACCAAAACAGATAAAAAATAGAGCCAGTAGAAATAAAGCAAGGGCAATATTAAAGAAGATTAGAGGAATAAAAGCGTTAAAAGGTAAAGATGTTGACCATAAAAATAGAAACCCAAGAGATAATAGGATTAAAAATTTAAGGGTTAGGTCAATCAAATTAAATCGAGGTAGAAAATAAATGCCACTTACAGAACCACAAAAGAAAGTAATTAACAATCCATCAAGATTTAGGGTTTTGATTACAGGCAGAAGGTTTGGAAAAACATATTTAGCAATCAATGAAATAGCCAAGTTTGCTTCACAGCCCAAGAAGAAGGTTTGGTATGTTGCCCCCAGTTATAGACAAGCAAAGGCGATTTGCTGGGGTGTATTGAAAGAAAAAATGATATATCACAAATGGGTCAAAACAATAAATCATAGTGACCTTACAATCACACTAAGAAATAATTCACAGATTACACTTAGGGGTAGTGATAATGAACAATCACTTAGAGGTGTTGGGCTTGACTTTATTGTTTGTGATGAATTTTCAGACATCAATAAAACAGCTTGGTTTGAAGTGCTTAGACCAACATTATCAGATACAAATGGTCATGCTTTATTCTGCGGAAGCCCTAGAGGGTTTGGGAACTGGTCATATGAATTATTTAAAATGGGTGAAATGAACAATGAATGGTCATCATTTAAATACACCACACTAGAAGGCGGACAAGTTCCACAAGAAGAAATAGAACAGGCAAAACAAGATTTAGATTTAAGAACATTCCAACAAGAATATGAAGCAACATTTGTTAATTATTCGGGAATGATTTATTACAACTTTAATCGAGATAAAAACATATTAGAAAAATATACTAGCGACAGCCCTATTTATCACATTGGTTTAGACTTTAATATTGACCCTATGTGCGGTGTTGTTTGTATTGTTCAGCATGATAAAATAATTGTAATAGATGAAATACAGATATACAGTAGTAATACGAATGAAATGTGTGAAGAAATTAGAAATAGATATAAAAACAAACAGATAGCTGTTTATCCCGACCCAAGTGCAAGACAAAGAAAGACTTCTGCGGGTGGTGTTACAGATTTGGCTATACTTAAAAATGCTGGGTTTAGTGTAAGGACAAGAAACACAGCCCCTTTAGTTAGAAACCGAATAAATGCAGTAAATTCAAAATTAAAAAATGTTAATGGAAAAAATTCTTTGTTTATTGTAAAATCATGTAAAAATGTTATTAAAAGTTTGGAAAGACAAATTTATAAGGAAGGCACAACACAGCCCGATAAAGACAGCGGTTTCGACCACATGAACGATGCCTTGGGTTACTTAGTGGAATATTTATTTCCATTGCGAAGAAACTTTGTGCCTAGCCAACCGCAAAGGTGGAGTTAATGAACAGAAAACAATTACAGCAAAAACATGAATTATGGGAAGCAAATATAGCAAATTGGGAATTTTACATAAGAAGTTATTTAGGCGGTAATGATTACAAAAACGGATATTATTTAAACAGATACATTTTAGAAAGCCCCGAAGAATATGACGCTAGGGTAAAACATACACCTGTTGATAATCATTGTAAAAATGTTGTTCAGATATACACCAGCTTTCTTTGGAGAGTACCACCATCAAGAGATTATGGCGATTTAGATGGTGATGAATCATTATTGTCTTTTTTAGATGATGCAGATTTAGACGGAAGAAACTTTAATACTGTTATGCGGGAAGTTCAAATGAACGCTAGTATTTATGGTAATTGTTGGGTTATTGTCGATAAGCCACAAACTGTTACAAAGACTAGAGCAGAAGAATTAGCACAGGATATTCGACCATATATATCTATTCTTACCCCCGAAAATGTTGTCGATTGGAATTATGCAAGGGCTTCAAGCGGTAGGTTTTATTTAGATTATTTGGTTGTCATTGAAGATATAAATGCAGAACGGGCAATCGTAAAAGTATTTACAGAAGAATTAATAAGTACATACGAAGTTGAAGAATACGAAAAAGAGTATGAAGAAGGTAGTGCAACACTTATTGAAGAAATTGCAAACCCGATAGGCAGAATTCCAGCAGTAAATGTCTATAACCTCAGAGGACATAAAAGACCTATCGGGATAAGTGATTTAGCAGATGTCGCTTATTTACAGCAATCCATCTATAATGATTATTCCGAGAAAGAACAGCTAATAAGATTATCAAATCACCCAAGTTTAGTTAAAACACCAAATGTCGAAGCAAGTGCTGGTGCTGGGTCAATTATTGAAATACCCGAAGATTTAGAAGCTAGTTTAAAGCCCTATATTATCCAGCCTAGCGGTCAAAACCTAGACGGGATAATGAAATGTATACAAATGAAAGTTGATGCCATAGACCGCATTACACACATGGGAAGCGTTAGGGCTACAGGGCAACAGATTGCAAGTGGGATAGCATTACAAACAGAATTTCAGCTTTTAAATGCACGATTGTCAGAAAAAGCAGATTATTTAGAAAATGCAGAAATGCAGATATGGTCATTATTTGCTACATGGCAAGATAAACAATGGAATGGTCAAGTTAATTACCCCGATACATTTGACATTCGTGATTGGGCTAATGATTTACAATATTTACAAATGGCTAAAGCTAGTGGGATTAAATCAGAAACATTTAATAAAGAACTTGATAAGCAAATTGCAGAAGCGGTTATTGATGATAGTGAAACAATCAGAACTATTAACGATGAAATTGATGCAACAAGAGCAGTAAGAGGGCAGTTTCAAACAACAGAAGTGGAAGGTCAAACAGTTGGCGAAGAAGAAGCGGAAAGTTAGACGAGTACCCAAAGATAAAGAAACCAAGATACCTAAAAAATATCTTGCTGGTTTAAAGGGTGCAAAACGAAGGGCTAGGGCTAGTTTAATTAAACAGGTGAGTGCTTTATATCGTGCTGGTTTAAGAATACCTAGAGCCTTATTACAGCGAAGGAACAGGTCATAATGGCAGTAAGAAGAAAACCTTTATCAGCAAAAGTAGTTGCAACATTAAAGGCAAAAGCAAAAAAATCTAAATTATTTAATTTAACCGATTTAAAAAGAAGTTATAGAAAAGGGCAAGGTGCTTTTTTAAGTGCTGGAAGCAGACCTAGAATTCCTATGTCGGCTTGGGCTATGGCAAGGGTAAACAAACTAATTAAACTGGGTAGAAGGGCAACATTTGATAAAGAGATTATTCGTTCTGCTACCAAAAGGAAAAAGAAATAAGTTTGGTTAAACTTTGTATTAGGTGCAAGGTTGCTTTGAAGGAAGTGATTAAAAAGGTTTGGAAATGTCCAATCTGTAAAACAATTATTAACGATAGGTTAAAAAATGGCGAAGTATCGGGGCAAGGAAGTCAAACTAAATAAACCTTTTAGATTGTCAGCAGATGAATCTAAAAATAAAAAGTTTGGTGTTTATGTCAGAAATAAGGCAACAGGCAAGATTAAGAAAGTTACTTATGGTGCAAGGGGTATGTCGATTAAAAAGAATATACCAGCAAGGCAGAAATCTTTTTTGGCTAGAATGGGCGGAGTTTTAAAAAAGGTTAAAGGTCAAAAGTCTTTATCCCCCGCATTTTGGTCTATAAGGGCATGGAAAAAAAGTTCCACATTATAATTCATGTCAAAAATTTTAGAAAAACTAGCAGACCAGCATGAAGAAAGAATAATCAATGTTTTATATAAACTTGAAGAAGATGTTGTCAAAGAAGTTACAAGAGCAACAAAAGGGCAACTGGTTTCACAAAGATTAGCTATTCAATTACGACCAGCTATAAAAAAACTAATTGATGAAAGTTTTTTAGATGAAGCAGACACAATTATAAATCGAGAATACAACAAAATAGCAAAAGAAGTTTTAGATAGATTTGGTGAAATGCCAATCCCAAGTAAATTCAAAAGCCTTACAGAAGTTGACCTTAGAACTATAAATGCCCTTAAATATCAATCATTTAGCGGATTTGAGGACATTGCAGAAAGATTTCTCAAAGTAATTAATGATGAAGTTTATCAAAGTACAATAGCTGGTAGACCTTTTGAAGATATGGTCAGCAATATTAGGTCACATATTAATGGGGTTTATAAATCGTCAAATAGTGCAGAAATAAATGAACTGGTAGATTTTATAAATGAAAACAAATTTGATAATGCAAAGAAAGCACAGGTAGAAGAAGCGGTCAGAAAGTTACACACACAATATGCAAGTGATAGGGCTGGAAACAATTTAAGAAGGTATGCAAGTCAGATAGCCCATGATTCTGTAATGCAGTTTCACGGACAATTCACAGTTGCAAAAGCAAAAGAAGCTGGGCTTACTCATTTTACCTACACAGGCACTTTAGTTCGAGATAGTAGAGAATTTTGTGTTGGTATGCTTAACAGGACACTCACAGAAGAACAAATACGAGAAATGTGGAACAGAAGGTCTTGGCAAGGTAAATCAACTGGTGACCCTTTTATTGTAAGGGGTGGTTATAGATGCAGACATACTTGGCTACCAACAGACCCAGCATGGGGCGAAGAAGCAGATGAAGTACCCGAAGAAACACCAGTACAACCGACAACACCCCCGCCAGTTGTTGACGAAACAGACATATTTCAACCTATCAATCGTGAAGGTGTTACAGAACAAACAATTAAAATAGTTTCTGCAAATGAAGCTACAAAAAGACTAAATAAAATATTTAATGATGCTAGTAAAGATGATAGGTATTTAAATAAAAATAAAGTTCATTATTCAAGACAAAAAGTTTCAGACTTTGGAACTATAGCGGGTTCAAAATTAGATGACGATAGTTTATCTATGATATTGGCTTTGATGCCCGAAGCAGAACAATTATGTAAAAAATTTAATGTGCCTATGATAAGAGGAATTAGAGGTTCAAAAAATGAGCGTTCTTTTTTAGCTAATATGGGCGATGGAACAATGGGTATACAAGTTCAATTTGCAAAAAGAACTTCTAAAAATATTGGAAGCAAATCTGTAAGGGAAGCTAGAAGCAAAAAAATTGAACAACAACTAGATAAACTTTTAGATGAAGAAGTAGTTTTAGTAAAGCAATTAGAAAAAATTTATAAAGAAGTTGGGGCTGAAACCTATTATGAATTTAGAAGAAGCACAGGCATAACTTTAGTTCAACTAAGAGCAGTACAACAATTATTGAAAAAGAAAACTAAAGTTAAAGACAAATATAATGAACTTAATAAATTATCAACTACATCACTACATACCGAAAAATCTAATTGGAAAAGAGGTGATAATTTAAAAGATAGACCTTTTTCAGCTAAAGCATTTGAAGATAATAATTTAGACCAGTTTAGAGCCACATTTTACCATGAAATAGGACATCATGTTCATCAGCAATACAAAATTAAAGATATTAGGGTAAGCCCCGCTAGTGGGCTTGAACCCGAATGGACACAAGTTGAAAGACCATTAGAAAAAAGACTAAATAAAGTTAAAAACATTAAAGAACACAGCCCATCGGGTTATGGAACAACTAATACTAAAGAATGGTTTGTTGAAAACTTTTCACTTTATTATAGGGGCAAAGAAGATTTAGTAGCCCCCGAATTTTTGAAATTACTACAGGAAATAAAAGATGACAAAATCCCTTGAAAAAATAATAGAAATTTTACAAGAAAAAGGCGAAAATCTTTCTAAAGAAGATATTGCACAAATTAGAGAATTGTATGTGGATTTAAGTTTGAAAGAGAATACAATCATCAATGATATCGAAGAAATAATATCACAAATTGAAATAACACCGAAAGAAGATGTAAAGATTTGAAAAAATTCAATAAATTTGATATAAATAGTAAAATGGAGGACATAAATGTCAGAAGAAAATAAAGTAGAACAAACAGAAGAACAGGAACAGGTTACACAGCCCGAAGTTACTGAAGAAAAGCCAAAAGAAAGAATGTTTACAGAAGCAGAAATGCAAGAGATTGTCACGAACAGAATGGCTAGAGATAGAAGTGCCTTGAATAAAAGGTTAGGTGTAAAAGATTTTGAAGAAGCTGTGTTAGCTGTTAAGCAACAAAAAGAAGCCGAAGAAAAACAAAAAATTCAAAAAGGCGAGTTTGAAGAAATCATAAAAAACAAAACTCAAGAGTTTAACAGGGAAAAAGAAGAATTACAAAACCAATTAAGAGATATAAAGATTAATAAAGCATTGTTATCGTCTGCTTCAAAAGGCAGAGCAATAAACCCCGACCAAGTGGTTTCACTTTTACAAAACCAAATCAAATTAAATGAAAGTGGAAATGTTGAAATACTTGATTCAAAAGGTTTACCAAGATATAACAATAATGGGGAACTCTTTACAACTGATGAACTGGTTCAAGAGTTTTTGACACAGAACCCGCACTTTGTATCTGCAACCCCTAGCGGTAGTGGCACAAGGTCAAATGTGGACAGACAAGAACTCAAATCGTCTTTTAAACTTGAGGATTTAGATTTTAGTAACAAAGAGCATAGAGATATGTATCGCAAATATAAAGCGGAAAGAGATTCTAAGCCTAGAGTTATTAATATGAACAAATAATATAGCTATTTTTTTTAAGGAGTAATATATGGCTAATGAAACAACCAGTTCAACCATTTCGGAGTTGTATACCGAGATAGTTGCAGAAGCATTGTTCATTGCTAATGAGTC